TTAAGGCTTTGATTCCATTGGGTTTTTCTTCGGCAAAGGCTTAACGCTAAAAATCTGCATCTGTGCACCAAACTTGGTTTGTTGCTCTACAAACTGAATTTCTACTTCTTGTGCGTTGTCTGCGCATTCTGCTAATACAGCTTGAATTTGTTCGACTGGCATAACACCTGCTGCTGGCGTTAAGTTGTAGCGTTGCGGTGAAAACACTGTTGTAGACAGATAGACTTTTTCGACCCCGTCTTTCTCGCTACGATAAACAGACGGTAAAATGGTACGAGTATTAAATTGAACTTGCATTGTTTAAAACCTCATTGGTAACTTAGGCTATTTTATTAAGCCACTAGATATAAGCCCGTTTTTGGACTGTATTGTGAAACTGGTAATTGATAGTCAGTTGGCAATTGATCGCCTAACTTGAGTTCTAAAAGACGTACAAATGGAATGACTTTCCCGTTTGGATTTGCGTGTAGGTTTTGCAGGTGTGATTTGCTTATTCCGCAATCAGTTAAATATGCAATAAACTTATAAAATCTAGATTCAGCGTGACGAGCTTTAACTTTTTTCCAACCATCAACACGTAAAGAACGATAAAAATCTAAGGTGTTATAAGCCTTTACATAACTAGGATTACCCTTTTTGGTATAAGTAACCAAATTGGTCATAAGAACTTGAAGTAGCTCATCATCATTAGCGAAATTCATATATTTACCCTTCATTGTGTCTAAGATCGGGTCAAAAGCTACGTGCCAGAGTCGTAGCAATAATTCTGGCTGTTGTTTCTGCAACTCAATAAGTTGCCATACGTTTGATGGATAACCATTCTTGGTCAAATAATCTTTAGAAATACGTGCTTCAAGACGTAAAACAGCATTTGCAAACGGCAAAACATCATGCATAGCCATCACAAGTGTTTTAGACCTCATACAGCCCTTGTCTGCTTGTTTTTGAATTTTATTGAGTTGGCTTTTTACTTCCTCAAATTTGCCATAAGCCTTTGGGCGAACGCTGGCTAAATCATTACCCCAAGAAATATAGTTGTGATATTTAACTTCTCTAGCTTTACGATGACCAGATGCAAGATTAGACATATAGTCCAAAACAGGTTGAACCATATTCTGATGTGGTAAACGAATAATTTGAGTTGTATCAAGACAAGATAGTTGTGTATTTGGCAAATCAAGAATTGGAGCAAGTTTAGGAAATGCTTCAAGCAACATACCAACCATGTGATACGTACCTAACTCAAGACAGTCAAAGCCATAAACATTATGGCCTTGCAACAATTTAAGCGGTGAACCTTTAATCTCAACGTATGGCGGTGTATTTGTTGTACTTGTATAGAACTTCATTGCCATATCAGTAAAATCTGAATGAATCTGTTCATATGGGTGATACAACTCCCCTGTTATTGTTTTACCGTCATCATCTTTAGAAACATGTCGAGTCGCAGCAGGCACACCATAATCACGAATATCGCCATTGAACCAATAGCGATTATCGAGATTACATACATGTGTTGGGATGATTGGAATCATGAGTCGTTCAAAATCAAGCATATTAATCACCTGAATGAAAAACGAAGAAATGACGAACCATACTGTTTTTAGTAATGGTTTTATTGCAAATAGAACAAGTAATAAAACGATTTGATTTTTTAGACTTCTTCTTCAAATCATCAAGAACAGAAAAGTCCAATAGCTCAAATGAACTATCAGAATTTTTTAAAAGTTCGTCTTGTTTATGCATTGTTATATACCAAGTGATAGACACAGCGACACACTGAATCAACAATGACAAAAAGATACCATGACACAATGTGTCATTGCAACAAGATATATAATTATGAATCAGTGAATCAATGACACAGGAACTACTCATGGCATCAGTACAGAAAAGGATTCAAGTAGAGCTAATGGATAAAGTTGAAAATATGAAATGGGAAATAAAATATAAATTGCGTCTAGAAATACAAGATACGGATGTGATCAATGCCCTTATTTATCACCATCTAAAAGATTTAAGCGCTGATGAAGTCTTAGAGTACAGACGTAAATTTTTAGGAAAAGATGAATAAAAATGGCTAGAGAGATGTACGACGAGTTGTATGAAGAAATATCAAAAGTATTTGATAAAATAACGCCATCAGGGAAAGTATCAAAAGTTAGAAGTAGAAATATATACTTCTTTCTATTGCGTACTATTGGAGATGGCATAGAAAAATCAAAAAAACTAGAAAGAATCAACAATTTCAAAAAATATATACGAGATCTAGAAAAATGCGGAATAACAGAAGAATTCATAAAAGAGGAACATAAAAAACAACCTCCTAGAATTGAAAATACACAAGTTACATATGTAGAACTTGTATTTGATCTAAATGACCAAGTACCTGAAGGATACGAACCACCCAAAAGCAAGTACAACATGAAAGAAATACTGGGTAATGCGAACGGAAAAGAACAAAATATAATCAAATTTCAGAATAAATGATAAAGTTTCTCATTTCCTCTGAAAGCTCCGTTATATATAGCTCATAGAGCAAATTGAAAAAAACTTCGAGGAGTCAGGCACACTATTAGACAGTAGTGTGCCCTTCTCAAATTCTCAGATTATTCAGCGGATCGGTTAGTCGGGCGTCGGAGCTCCTACTCCCGCCCTCACCGCTGAATACTTCGATATTCGTATAATGCAGATTGATGTTAAAAAACCCCATGAGTGAAAATTATCTCATGGGGTTTAGTAACATAATCAGGACACATTATACGAAATCTCAGCCTAATAGTTATTGTGATCACGATCAAGATAAATAAGCAAAAAAAGAAAAAAAGGCATAGAAATGCAGGCAAGTAAAAACCAATGCTCGAATGTAATATTTTGCCAATCCATAAAAAACCCCATAATTCATAAACCATTGTTCTCTATTGTTTAGTCTTAGCCAGGGAAAACTCTCCGGCTTAACCTGGATGTGTAATAAAATGCCAATCAATCATCTAGATAAATGAAATAAAAAGCAAAAGCTGCTCCACATAAATTTAGACACATAAAAATTGTATAAGTCATATTAAAAATCTCAGTTCGCGCCTACGGACGCTCTAATTTTACCGCATATAGTCCACTGGGAGCTTGTAATCAGGGGAAGAAGGCTTTGTAATTCTGTTACGTCAGTTCGCAGGCACTCCGCCTGCTCTATTAAAAACCGAAAAGAAACATTACTAACTTAGAAAAACCATAAGCAGTAAGAGTCATAAGAAGTAAAGCACCAAGAGTTAAGAAATTCATATTAATCCTTCCTTTTTGGCCTGTTGAAACTTAGCAATATCATCAGGACTAAGTTGTTCTGTAGTTTGCTGTTCGTGTTGCACAGAAACATTGGTTACTGTACTCACGGAATCAGTCAAGTTTTGTTGTTGTGCATAGTAATTAAATGGTCTATCACCATCATCTACAACACGCTTACAGTCAGCTTGTGATACATCATGCAAAATTGTTCCTTGTTGAGTATAAGCGACATACTTGCCATTCTTCTTCATACAACCTGAGAAAACAGGTTTTGCTGTAGGTTCATAGGAAACATTAACTGAGTAATCATCAAAAGGCTTAGATGGATTGTATTGCTTAACTACAGCATCCATTGTATTACCAGCCTTTTGCGCAAGTTCTTCTTTTTGCTGTTGATCAAGTTTTGGATTATAAGCCTGAATACATTGATCTTTTGTCCACTTAAATTGATCCATACACAAATCTACTTTTTTCTGCATATCTGGAGTTAATTTATTAGGATCAATATCTTTAATTGTAGATTCACCATTACTAGCAGCCGAAACTTGGTCAACAATCACATTATCCTTAGAAGCAAAGTGGTAGAACAAAAAGGACATAGCAATAACAAAAGCACCAATGAAATAAATAAACTTTGGAATACGTTTCTGGGATGTATCAATGGTTGTTGACTTATAAAGCGTAAAGATACGGTCCGCAGGTTTAAATGATGTTTTAGACTCGCAATTAATCTTGTTTATAAGTGCATTCGGATTATCACGTGCAGATCCGTACTGATAAACACGACAAGTCCAACCAAAAGGTCGAGTTAAGTGATAATGCACTGTAAATAACTCTTTCATTACTGGATGCAAATATCTTGTTGCTTGAGTAATGATGTAAAAGTCAAAGCCACGATGACGATGGATCGTCAAATGCATAATCATTTCATCTTCTGATTTTTTGTTCTTATATGGATCAACAAGCTGAATTTCATCAATAACAATGATTGAACCATCTGGAGCATCTCTCCAGTCATAAATTAATGGTCTTGAGTAAGGAATTTTACAAGCTTTGATATTTGTATAGATCGTACGAACTGGCTGTAAAAACTGAAAGTCTTGCTTTCCATATGAATCATTAATTCGATCTACAATTTCATTATAGCGAGTGGTTTTTTTGAAATAGTCGTCAGGACGTAAATCTTCAAAATCTTCATTTAAGAAATCAAAATAGTCATCTGGAAGCATCTCAATTTCTGTCTTAATGTCAGAACCCGAGCCAACCTCATACATGTACAAAAGAAATTCTTCTTTAAATTGTTCAAACAGCTTTTTATTGTTTTCAAAGATAATTTTATTTTTACGTACATTAATAAAGTTAGATTTTTCAATGAGATCTAGCTTATTTACAGTAAAGGCTGTTTTTTGAGAACCTGGCGTACCTGTGACTAAATATAGCATCTAAATATCCTATTTTTTTAACATGCGTAAAGGATTTGCAGCACGATATTGAACTGTAACAATTGCACCTAAAACCAATGAAAAGTAGATATGCAAACCTGTAACGCCTGCCATTTGAAGTAAAACAACAGGAAGTGAATTAAGTGAACTGGAAAAATGATTAATCATCGTTGTTACGATAGCTAATGAAACGCCAGCAACACCTAATGTAATTCCTGCCCCCTCAAGTACGTTCTTAAGAAAGCCTTTTTGTACACTTGCAAGTAAGGTTGAGAGACTAGCCATCTTGACGCACTCCAGTAACAATATAGAGCGCATGTAAAGATCCAAGAGTTACAACAATCGGATAAACATAAGTTGAAATAGCTTGGCACCAAATTGTGAAATCAAATGAAAAATCTAAACTCTGACCATTCCAATTAAATTGAAGAGGTATTTTTGCAGGACAAGAAGTCGAAAAAGAAATATCTGTATTTGGTAATGTTTCATTAGTATCTGGTAAATCTAATTCTGTATCAGATGTATTTGGCTCAGTATTAGCCCATTCTTTTACAGCAACCCAAGCTTCTGAAACTGCTTTTGTTCCTGTTTCCCACCAGTTTGTGAGTGTCTGAGGGAATGAAATGATTGTTTGTGCAGCTTCACAAAAAGAAGGTGCCCACTCACAAGCTTTAACCCATTCAAACTTTAATTCTGTTTTTTCAGCTTCGCCAGTTGTGGGATTTGTTGCAGTTGCTTCACCAGTAGCAGTTTCAGAAGTGGGAGTTACCGCGTTTGCATCAAGTGCAGTTGAAATTGGTGGTGCTTTTGTTGGATCCGATTCAGCTTCGTTAACTATGTCAGCAGCAGCAGCCATTGTTGCTGTTTGTGCTGTTGTATCACCTGAACTAGCATTAGAAATTACTTGAGCAGCAACGGTTTCAAGCGGAAGTTTTTTTTCGTCTCGATCTTGTTCAGCAGCAGGATCATAAGCAGGGTTAGCAACTTTAGTAATAGTTGTAGAAACTTTAACAGTTGTGCCCTGATAAATACGACAGCGTGTACCGTCAGTACCTTCCAATTTTGCAGAAGTGCCATAGGTATAAACAGCTAGCAAGGCTTGACATGCACTATTCATGTCATAATATTTTTTTGAGTCTGTTTGATTAGAAAAATAATACTGATCATAAGGTTGAGCTAAAACAGGTCTAATATCTACATAGTATTTAACTGCATTATTAGCAGGATCTAAAACCCAATCAACAGCCCCGAGCAATTGTTCAACAGCTACAGATAAAGCAGCAGCAGCACCGCCACGAGCAAGAACTTTTGCAACATTCGCAGCAGTTGGAGCAATAGCAATTGATGAAGTCTTTACAACATTTTTACCGTTAATTAGAACGGTTTTGGTTGCGTCATAAACAGCAGAAGCACCTTGAGCAACTGGATTACTTAAAGTCCAACCGCCTATGGCAGCGTTAGCCTGATTCATAACAATAACTGGTGATATTGCTATGATAAAAGAAAGAAAAATTCTTATATATTTTTGATGACGACCCATGTGACCACCATAATTGTTATAGGAATAACCCAATAGAAAATAGATGTTTCAGGCATGTTTCACCCCAAAAATAAGGAAGCCCCCGAAGGGGCTAGTCATTAAGCAGACTTGGCGCCCGAATTGAGCTTTTTGTAGCCGATAATGATTGCGGTTAAAGTAGCAGCAGCAACTAAAATAGTTACTACAATTGTTTCAGCAGAAGATAATTGACCTGTAAAAACAGTTCCAATATCTGATAAGCCTTCTGCATGAGCAGTTGATACAACAGCAGTTGATACGGCAGCAGCGCCAGCACCTAATTTGTATTTGAAGCGGTTGAACCATGATTTTTGATGTTTATTTTGAGCTTCGATTACTTCTACATTTTGATAAGCCATAACATTTCTCCTATGTTGTTGTTAGGCAAGTTTTGCAGCCTTCATAATGAAGGTATACGCGATGAGAACACCGCAGATTTTGGCTATCTCGATTGAGATCGCTACAGAATCATTTTGTGTAATGGCTAAGCCATTGAATAAATGTGCAACAGTTAATGGGACGTATGCTGTACACGTTTGAACGTTGTCTACAATTTCAATTGCTGAGCATACAAATACGTCCACTGTTTACCCCTCACAACTAGACATGTGAAACGGTAAAAACTGGTAATGAAAATATGAGCCACAAGTCGGACACATTTTCGCGTTAGACCCCATCACTTGATATATTTCCATTACCCTGCTATCCTATTTTTAATGTAAGTTATTGATTTATTTACATATTATACATTATACGAAATATCGTAAATTAAGGCTTTGATTCCATTGGGTTTTTCTTCGGCAAAGGCTTAACGCTAAAAATCTGCATCTGTGCACCAAACTTGGTTTGTTGCTCTACAAACTGAATTTCTACTTCTTGTGCGTTGTCTGCGCATTCTGCTAATACAGCTTGAATTTGTTCGACTGGCATAACACCTGCTGCTGGCGTTAAGTTGTAGCGTTGCGGTGAAAACACTGTTGTAGACAGATAGACTTTTTCGACCCCGTCTTTCTCGCTACGATAAACAGACGGTAAAATGGTACGAGTATTAAATTGAACTTGCAT